ATTACATAAACAACATATCCCGATTGTTGCGCCAAGAAAGTTAACAAATCCCATTCTGTAATTTGTTTAATAGAAAGATTCTGAGCATTGGATATAAAATTTTTGAAATATCTACCCACATTTCCACTTGTAGGTGTTACTTGAGCACTCAATCCGCGTGATTCAGCTATTTTGGTTACGATTGATGAAGCAGTTTGATTCGAATAAAGACTAGTAATTTTATTATCAATAAATTTTGACGTTAAGTCTCTTCCTGACAACGTCACTCTTGCGCTAACTGGGTCAATATCCATTAGATCAACCGTTCCGGTCATAAATGGAGTCAAGTCACCAATATTATAAGCATTGGGATTTGCGGGAAATCCAATATAAATTCTCACTGTTAAATCGGTAATTGCTGACCAATATTGTAGATTCAAAATAGGATTTTGCCCATAAAGCGGAATAGTGACAGTGTAATTATCTGCGATGTAAAAAGTTGTTGTTTGAACCTGTAGATCTTCCCAGAGAACGGGGATGTTATTTTGTCCATCATTTAAAACAACGATGGCTCTAGGCTGTCTTAATTGTCCTGCAAATGGCGAGTTATTAAAAGGACTAATAGCAGAACTTAACATTAAACAACCTCCAATATTCCCGCTTGGTCTACTGTAGATTGTGGGATTACGATATTTAGAAAGAGCGAAACACTCATAGCAATACTTGTATAAGATGGCAACGTAATTAAATTACCAATTGCCAATGCCCCGGGTATTTTTGCAGCTAGATTAGCTGCGACAGACTGCAAGGTATCTAGTTCTTGTGTGATGTAAACGTACTTAACGGGAGTTCCCGAGAGAATAAAGGTTAAATCTACCTCTACACTTTGGCCAGCAGTAACAAAACCACCTAAAGTTAAGAAGATAGTATTTGTCAGCGTCATTGTAATTGTAGGCTGCACGACAGGGTCAGTTAAACCATTTGCTTCAGCAATAGTTGTCCAGAGCGTTGCATCCCCGTAATATTGCGCAGCTAATTGAAAAAGGTTTGCATTTGAAACTTGGATAATTTGCCCAGCAGCTCCTTGCTCAATTAAATAAATATTCGTTTGCATGTTGGTTAGCAATGATTGCATCAAATATAAATTATTCAGTTGTTCTAAATTTTGCGCTTGAAGGTTCATTGCTTCACTCATGAAAACACCCCTGAGTTAACCGAGCTAATTACAGATGCAATCGTTGATTGTGCGCTTTCTATAGAGCTGACCAACGGTATCAACTGTGTAGGAGTCGCATCTTGGACGGATGGAATATTATTTAAAGCGGATGCAACCAATGCCATTGCGCTCGTGATTGATGGGTTTTTAATTAATAATGCTAAATCATTTAACTGGGTCATTGCCGCTATGATTGCATCGTTATATCCCACTGGCAAAAGAATAGGTAATGGATTATTTAAGTTCTGAATAACAGTGCACGTAATGGAATATGGTATTTGATAGCTTCTTTCAAAATTCGCACGAAAACTTTTTATGACCACAAGATAATTAAATATGCCCCAAGTTAATGGAAGCTGGGCGCCAATCATACGCATATTATCTAAATATTGCGCTCTGAATGATGCGGTGCTTTCGAACATCAAACCAGACCAGGAAATGTCATCATCAATACGACCCATAGCATCAATAACACGCTGACCGCCTACAAGCTGTTTTACTGCTAATGCCTGCTCACCGCCAAAATTAATGCGCTCAGGAATTTCAAAATTAGCAAATGTCACATTTCCTAACGTTAAAAAAGTTGTCATTGACCTTGCCATCCTAAATGATTTACTCCTGGATAGACTGGAGCGGTTAATGTGTTGACGCCCGAGGTTCCGTGCTGCACGTAGGATTGAATAGATGAACCAGCGCCCGACCAAAAGACACTTCCTACTTTCCGAGAATCCAAATAAACATGTCCTGACATCTGATTATTTCCAGCAGATGGCTTAGGTGGCGCGACATTTGAACCCCATCCCCCCATTAATTTAGAACCTAGATACCCTACAGGTGTAATATTAACGAGATTAGTCGCCATATCTTTTAAACCACCTTTTATGTCACCGCTATTTAATTTTGTAATCATTTTCGCGAGATTTTCAAACGATTGAGATATAGCATTCAAAGTTTTGATAACAAGAGGACTAGATAGTTTTCCTATTGAATCTGAAAGCGTATCAAAAGCCTTGCTAAGTCTAAGCACTGCAAATCCTTGCTGCTCAGGACCTTGGGTCATTGAAAGTCGTTTTAACTCATCTCCACCCATCGCATGACCAGCAAGCGCTCGAGATCTATCAATTTTTTCCATATTTTTAAACATCAACAGCATGAATTGCCCAAATGTTCTTGGTAAGTCGGCCATGGTTTCTGTTTGAATACCGCCGGGTGATGTAATTCCCTTTCTAGCTAATGCTGGCAACCAGAAATTTTTCAAAAATAAGAAAGGATCAGTTTGTAATGTATCTAGCGCAGAAGCATTCACGCGATTTGATTTATTATCCCACAATCCCAAAGCTTTTAAGCGATCAACTTTATATCTAGCAAAATGAGAAATTTGTGGATTACTTAAAGACAAAATTCCTGTTGTTAATGCTGTCCCTGTTCTGGATGCTCCGAGTTCTTGCAACATAGGCTCCATTGCTAAATAGCCTAAAGGAGATAATCTCGACATAGAGCCCGCTGCTTGGCGGAAGAAAGTACGTTGCTCTTGAGGCATAATCGTACCGCCAGAAGTCGCCATCATTTGCAAAGCAACAGTCAGCCAATTAGCCATGTTTTGAGTATTAGATCCACCTGCTAATTCTGACACCCTTATCAAATCTTGCTGTTGCTTATGAGTCATGCCGCCATAAATAACATTTGCTGACATTTTCCCTTGGGCAAGAATAGGCGCTAATATTTTTGCTTGATTAAAGTTTCGTGTTGCCATCTGCGCATCAACAATGGCTTGGATCATATCCACTTGTGATATGCCGGGTCTAACTTGATTTGCAATAGCATTCGCTTCTGCAATTTGATTGCCTGTGAATCCTTGCGCTCTTAATTGCAGAATGCTGCGTTGATATTCTGACTCTTGCTTAAATCCATGTATTCCAAGTGCTGCTGCACCTGCCCCAGCCATAAATAATGGATTGGTGAGACCAAGTCCGCTTGCAGCACCCAATAGGAATTTATTGCTACCACCTGATGCCATCGCTCCTGATTTAAGGCTTGAGCCTCTCATCATGCCCATTGCTTTAGAGGATAAACCGCTTTGTACAGCAACGGCGTTTAAGCTTGCTGCAAAACTATTTGCTCTACTTGTTGCAGAAGCCATCCTGTTAGCTGCTGCATTAACTGTATTATTAAATGAATTTAAAACATCTCGGCTATTGGCTGTATTAACATTTAAGCGAACCATCGTTGTAGAAAATTTTGAAAATTCAGGATTAAGAATTTTCAAACTCGCTGCCATTTTTTCAAACATGCCAGCTATAGGTTTTAAAAGACGTTGAAACTTTGCTAATTCATTGGAAGCTTTTTTTGTTAATGAGGCAAATTGCTCCATTTTCTTGTGAGCATCCCCCTTGATCGACAGAGTCGCCCAGACCTTATATGCTTCCATGTATTAACCTCTTTAGTGTCTTTCTTTCTTGCATAATCCAATACAATAAAAACAAACCTAATATAAACTCTATTTCAGCTTTTTCTTTAAAGAAAGTTAATCCTAAAAAAGATCGAGGAGGAATATTTTTAGTGCCTAACTCTTGGTAGAGTGCTATATCACTATCCGATCCGACATAAAGCTCATGATTAAATTTATTGACGACATGATGTATAGAGTCTTTCAATTCGCCTGTTCTAAACAAAGGATTGTAATCTTCATTAAAGACCAAGCCCTTTCGTTCTTTGTCTTGTTTTGTAGAGTCTGCTAGTTCAGGCCAGTTTTCGAATGGACCAGCGCCAGTTTGCAACCATCCAATTTTATCTTTTGCTTCTTCTTCTAATACTTCTCCGAGGAAATTTAAGGCTTTAAATTCCCTTTCATTGTAATTATTAACCATAAGATCGATGTGCTTTGAGAAAGCGTCAAAATTTGAAAATTCTTTCATCTTTTCGCCTCCTCAAAATGCATTGATAAAAAATTGAATTTAACATTATGCTTATCTTCTAAGATAATGATAAACCAAGAAATACGAGTCAAATCATCAAGCGCAAAAGCAACATCGAAAGGTACGCCATTAGAAACCAAATATAGAGCCTGTCTAGTTGGCGCATCGTTAACTATTTTTTTGCGCTTTCTTTCTCCTCTTGTTCAGTCATTTGAGAACCAACACTGTTAATATATTCCATGACGGCTTCGTTGCCTTCGTCACCTAAATGCGATAGTGCTACTCTAAATTCTTTAATACTTCTTGGAGAAGAAAAAACTACACCGTCTATTTTTGCAACGTGTAGTAAAGTCATTGCAAATGATAAACACATCGGATTTTTAGCATCGTTTTCTAATGCGCTAAATAAATCATAGCGATCAAGAATGTTTGGCTTTCTTAATGTAATAATTCTTCCATTCTTGTCTTTAACTTCTTTTCCATCAAATGGATTACATAATATTTTTTCACTTGGCTTCATCAATCACCTTTATGAGTTATTTATAATTTCTAAACGTCTGCTTGCCATAAACGAAATACGTTGCTTGGCAATTTCTGTACCGGACCAATTACCTGCATCCTCTAAATTTATAACTACATTCGTATACTGATATTGAGAAATCGATCCATCTACCTCAGCAATTGTTTCAGTGATTATCATAGGCAACTGATCTACTCCTTGATAATAAGAAGCTTCTTGTATTGCTATGTAATTATCCATTACATTATTTGACCTTTGCAAAACAAAGCTACCACTCCAACCTTGATGAAATTTGGGATGTCGCACGTTACCATCCATTGCTACTTCTTTTCCTATTGGCGAATCTTCTTTAGCTGTGAAAGATTCCAGAATGGCATAATGCTGAACGCCATTTATATCATTAAACGTAAGCTTGTGATCTATACCGGTACTTAATCCATTTGCTGGCATGTTGGTGACTCCTTATTATTGACCTTGGGTTACTTGTGGAGGCAATACTTGAATACTTACATTGCCGCCAGCCTGTAGACTAACTACTAATTGTTGAACGATACTGAATAGCACCACTTGTACATCAGCTTGCATAAATCCAAGAACCACTTGATTTGGTGGGTTATTTGAGCTATCTAAAATAACGGAGAATGCAGGCGATCCATCTAGTGTTCCAATCAATCCGAGCTGCTGTAAGTTTGAAAGAAAAGTGCTGATTGTATCCCGAGCTTGTCGTTGTACATCTGGCGTTTGTGGCAAGCCAATGAATGAACCCATGCCACTTAGAATAGTTCTTCCTATGAAGTTAACCATTCGCGGATAGTTATCAAACTTAGTGACGACGCTTGTACTTGTATTACATCCAAGACGAACACCAAACACACTTGGCGACAACGGAATAGGTTTAGTAACAATATCAACGCCAGCGGTAATAAGCGTTTGTAAATCAGCGTCTGAATATACGCGTTGCTCAAAAGATTTTTGAGTTGCAACAATAGCTGTCATTTGCTTATTTAATGATGACCCACTAGGTGGCGTTACAGCTAGAATGCCCGCAACATATCCTTGAGGACTAATTAAGCGAGTAATGCTATTAAATGGATCGTTAAAGTAAACCCAGTCTCCGCCCATTAATTTAAAGTTATAGCTAGTAGGGCTTTGAACAGAAGCGCCTTGTAAAATAGATACCATATTAGCAATGTTATCTTGGTTACTAGGAGCTTCTACCGAAACCATGTATAAGGCTTCTTGATTAGCGAAGGTATTTTGAGCTTGATAAGAGGTTGGATCATAAAGATCTATCAACATTGCAATGCTTGCATTCGTATTTCTTAGAGCGTACATACCTGTTCTAGGCGTAGCTGTATCACTACCTAGCATTATTGCGCTTGAAATATTGATTGCACCGTCTGTTCCGCCGGAAAATGAAACAGTTCCAAGAGCCGGAGAAGTAGCGCCGCTTAATACAATTGTGCCACTTGCGCCCCCTGTACCACCGCCACCTGTCACGGTAAAAACATCAGAAGAGTTATAACCAGTCATGGTGCCTGAAACAGCAACCGATAATAATCCCCACAAAACAGTAAATGTCGCGCCGCTACCTGTTCCTGATGTAGAACCTTGGGCCACAGGATTCGAAGGCAGTACGGTATAAGAACCTGGTGTAGTTACACTCGCAGTCAATACACCAAATTCAGTAGTGTTAAATGTGGCTCCCGTGCCAGAACCCGAAGTACTAGCCTGAGTAAATGACGCAGCATTTGCAGTATATGAACCACCGCTTACGATGCTTACACCTGTAATAGTACCTGTACTTACGCTTGTTACTTTGATAACCGCGGGAATAGAAGCGGTGCCACCAGACAATGTAATTGTGTCGTCTACAGCATAACCACTACCGACAGCATTAATTGCGAGGCTAGCTAGCGTTGTATTCACAACAGTTAATATAGCAGCGCTGGAATGAGTACCACCCGTCAATGTGATTGTGTCAGCGGGTGCATAACCGGAGCCCGCGGCAACGACTGAATCAGAAACAGCTTTCATTGATGGAGCCAAGACAGCGCCACTTCCAGGTCCCACAATCCCAACAGATGGCATCGTTGCATAACTTCCTGGACTGGTAACACTAATTGAGCTTATTACGTTGGTTGTTAGTGCAGTACAAAGCTGAGAAGGACCGCGTAGTTGATTTTGTCCTAAGTTAATTGCATTAACTAAGTTAGACCAAAATACAGGGCCTGATCCGCTGATATTATCAAATACTTCTGGGACACCATTTGCAAAAGAAATAGTAACTTTGTAACTTCCAACAATCGCGCTATTCGAGACATTGACTTGACAGTTTCCGGAGGTTGAATTTGGATAACTGCCTGTATGAATCGAAGTTAAAACAGCACCATTTACAGAGTTAGTGTCAGCTAAATTAGCTGTTGCTGCCGTGTCCGTGCCATCGGTTACCCGAACTAGAACAAAGCTATTAGCGCCTTGCTGCATCGCAGCATAAACGGCGGTCATTAAGTCATAAGTTCTCGCAACGGGAAGACCAAAATAATTAATTCCTTCTTGTAAAGTGCCTACTACAGTTGGAGAGTTGACGGGACCCCAAGATGCCGTACCAACACCGCCAATAATATTAGTTGGCACACCATTCAATAATGGATTTGGTGGCAATACTTGGACTATTACGCCAGGCACACCAACAGTTGAAAAATTTATACTACCAGCGGGAACGATTGGCATAGCTTAATTCCTTGTATTAACTTTCATTACTAAATTTAATAACCTTTGTTTTTCAATTCGTTCAATTTCATTGATTTCTGTAATATGGTCGCCGCGTTGATAGTTATCGAAAGGCTGTCTTACTACAAAATAAAAATTCTTTTTTTGTTTTGCTTCATCATTTGCTTCATTTATTTCTTTGCTTAGTTCTTTGTATAGTTCCAAGCTTTTTTTAATTTTTTCCTGTTTATTCATTGCCAATTCGCCGTTAAAGAGTTAACAAATGGGTCCGCAATCGTCGTGAAATTCTGTATGTAAGTTGTTGGATATTGCACAATGTATTCTAGTGTGCCCTTATATACTTCTTCATGTTCAAGCATATCGGTCACAGGTGTGTCTTGATAAAAAAGCAATAAATAGAAATCATCAGAACCAACTATTCTAAAATTCTGCTTTAAATAAACATCAACTGCGTTAAGTATGGTTGCGCGATCAGTTGGATTGGGTGAGATAACCACGATCTGAAATTTTCTTTCTATTCTGGCAAGCTCTTCTCCTGCCGAATAATTGGTAGCAACACGAGCTGCTAAACTATAAGAGCCAGAAATAGTGATGATATTATTAGAAGCAGAAGCCCCAGGAATAAGAGAGGCTGCATTGGCGGCAATAGCATCTAATGTATCTCCTGATTGAACTTGATAAGCATAACCAATGCCGTTGTTTATAATCATTACCGCTTGAGGTATTGAGACAATCCCGGTGACAGTAACTTTATTACCACTCACTATTAATAAGAGAGTTGCAGGGCTTAAATTCAACAATTGATAATCACGCTGGAATTTCGTAACTACTCTTTCCATTGATGTTGGATATAAATAAACGTGCGAGTATCCAGCATCCATATCAACATCTTCTTGAGTTCTAATAGGAAAACCTTGCTCGATAGAAATTTGTTTACCAGTAACTGAAGGCGAAGATGTGCCATTCGGGTAACAAGCTGTTGTTACCTCGGTCGCTAATGTATTCAATACATCAAATAAACCTGGCATTTATCACCTATAATTAACAATTTGTACGGCTCTCAATCGCCATCCAAGGTCTGTGTTTTCATTTTCATAAATAGCGAATTCTTGATTGTCTGAATCAATAATGATGTCGTTATTACGAATAAAAACATTTCCTAAATTTGGTAAATAGATAGTCCAATTAGCCACGCGTGTATCTGTAGGTAATTTCGTATCAGCCTGACCACCGGAACTTTGCAATAGAAAAGCACAAGGCATCCCACTAACAATCGTTATAGAAGATGCTTTTGTATATCCGACATACCCTAAATTTCCCACGCCTGTTGTCTGTGTAGGGCGAACAATTGAAATCGTTTCGTTACATTCGACAACTCTAGGAGGCAAATCAAATTGAAGTGATTGAACAAAGAATCGATTATCAAGCTCTATAACGCCACTATCTGGGTCAACGGCAGGAATTAAAAAATCACCTACTCTCGCGCTGAATGGAGAGTTCGATCGTCGCGCATCGATGCATGCATTAAATTGATTATTTCCATACGTATTTGCTTTGTTGTACTCCCAATTTACACTGGGAGACATGCGAATATTGCCGATTAAATTTCCACTAGCGATTGGATTAATTGGAGTTGAAGAGCGATATAAAGAAAAATAAGCGCCTAGCTTAATTCCTGCCTTCGCATATCCATAAAGAATTTTTTGTTGAATTTGAGATGGATTCATATTAAACCACCTGCATCATGCCACTAAGCATAGAGCTTGGTGTAATGACTCCAAAAAACTCAATTAATCTTTTACACCATAACTTATAAAGATTATATCGATCACGAACTTCATTTTTATTGTGATACCAAACGGCAGCGCGATCAGTATCAAGATTGTCTGAAGCTGTCGGGATTGCAGTTTCAAGCGCATCGCAATTAGCTAAATAAACTTGTCTTAATGTTGTTTCTTCATCTACAGAAAGATTATTCATTCGATATTCTATAGTGAGATACCATTTATCATAACGATATCCAAAAGCAGGCGGAGTGGCTGTACCAGTTCCATAAACAGGAAAGCCACAATGTCTTCTTACTGCCACTTTTTCAGCATCAGTCAATGACATCTTCAATGTATACCTTGATAGGAGCGCCCATAGATTTAAGCCGTTCGATATCTTCATTTATCGAAACGACCTGTCCTTTTTTCCAAGACTTCAAATGCTTATCTAAACAATGAGACGATAAAGATGAGACCTCCATCCAATTTTTAGAAAATATTGCAATACGATGTTTCATGACGTTTTCTTTTTGTGCCATTGGATATGATCTCGCTTCTTCTACCGGCAATAAGCCGGTAGATTGTTCATTTGTTTTTAAGCCTTTTTTCCCTTTATTTTTTTCAACCATTAGCTAGCTGTCTCAATAATTACTGCACGCTTGAAATATGAAGACGATGCAGTTGGGATAATATCTGAGGTTGTAGTGACGTCTGTTGGAACAACAAACCCACCAACATAGTTAGATGTTTGAGAAATAATTTGACCCAATCTGTCGATAGGTGGGCGAACGTGATAATAGAAGCCCATTCTTGACCATTTAGGATCGAGAAGAGAAATACCGCCAGCAGAATTTAGCTCGGTTTCGCCAATACCCATGCGACCATTTAAATTCGCAATAGCATTTAAACCAGGATTGAAAATCCCTTCAACTAATGTGCCAGCACCGCAAACGATTGGACGCTGAAT